GTTCCAATCAATTGGATAAGGAGCAATGTCCACAGCTTTCCCAGCGACATGCTTACCAAATTTAGTTTTGCTTTTGCCTTGTGCAACCAATTTATTTTGTCTTTCCTGACTTCTTAAACCCTCTATTACAGTTATATCAAAATACTTACATACCTCATTAAGTACATTAACTAACTTAGGGTCAACACCCTTTAGTCTTTCTTGTGACCTTTTACCAAATTTTGGCATTATCTTTTTACGATTCCTTCAATCACATCTGTTACTAAATCAACACACTTTTCAAAAAATATCTGTTCTTTTTCTTCAGATACAAAAGGTATATCAATTTTTTTATTTATCTTACTAGCTAAGACTTCTTTAAAATTATCTGACTGAATATGTTCAACCATACCATCAGCATATTTTTCTACAATCTTGTCTTTAGCTTCATCTATAATACTAGCTAATATTGCTTTGCTCATTTTACTTTCCTTATTATGTTTATTTTGTAACCTAAATAAATTATAGTCATTATTGCTACTATGCATTGCAAGAATAAACTTGCATGTGCTAGAGATAAACCATAATTAAATATACTTGCTGATGCTACTTTTAAGCTGTCCATTACTTTTTCTTAACTATCTTTTTTATTTTGCCATTATGTGTTCTAGCAAATTTATGTGTTTTAGTTTCTCTAATCAATGTTCCAGAGTAACGTTTGCCACCCCACATCCAACTTACTTTTTTAGCCATATTACCACTTTACCTTATGTGACCAATACCTAGCACTTAACTTGCTTGGTTTGGCATCTTGTGCATTATGTCTAGCATAATACGATTTACGCCTTGCTTTATCTTTAGCTGACTTAGGATTTTTACCAGCTCCTTTTACACCCTGTTGTCCAAAACGTATTAACTTAGTAGTATCACCTACTTTAGCTACAACTACATGAGACTTTTTAGGATGATTAGGAGTACGTTTAGGTTTATTGTAACCACTAACTCCAGCTCTTTTTAATTTAGGATCTTTTTTCTTTGCCATACTATCTCCTAGCTTTTTCCATTTACTCTAGATAAACTACCTTTTATTTCAGAAACTTGATTATCAAGGTCATTAATTTCCCTGTTAAGGTCATCAAATTTCCTATCAAGTTTGTCATCAGATTGATTCCAACGATTAATAAGTTTGATAACCATTCCTTCCATATTTTCAAGTGTCTCGCTTTGTCCTTTATTCTCAATTTTTAAATCCTGTAAAGCTTCTGCTTGCTCGTTACCCCTTTTGTTCATTGAATACACCATGAATACAAACATTGCCCCCACAACGCCTATCATTCCAGCTTCTGAATAAACTGCTAAAAAATCCATTATTCCTCTTCATCTGGTTTGCATTGTTCACAATACCATCCATCAGATGCATTGATTGGTTTACTACATTCAAAACAATGATTTGGTATAGGCATTATCGAACTCTCCGCAATTCTCTGTTAATAAAATAGTTATGATTAAAGTCATCTTCTGTTAGTATTACTTTCTTTTCCTCTTTTTTTTGCCCCAAGATAAAGGGTTTAAATTTAATTCTTCCTCGTACCACTTTAGTTGCTCCTGCATTTTAGTTATTTTTACTTCTTCTTCTTCTATGTGTTTTTCTACAAGATTTGCAATGTCGTTATTAGCAAGCTCCATTCTTCGTTCAAGTTCTCCAATGCGATTTTCAATACGTATGTAGCCCAGCACAAGGAAAGTAACTCCAACGATAATTTGCCCAAGCCACTTAATGTTAAGACTAATCCTATAATTATCGTCCAGTTTAGTGACCCCATATGACCTGTACGTCTTTTTATCACTCATACTTCATACCCTGCAATAGACCATCCAGCATCACAACTTCCAAAGAATACCAATCCACCAAGAACTAGAAACAAAAAGACTAATATCTTTATATAATCTGTAAAATCTTCATTCATGGTTTATAATACTTATAAAAGTCTTCAGGGTTTTCTGTATCTACTACAACAAAGATTGGACTAACAATACTATTTCCCGTACCTGAGCCACCAATAATGGCATATGCATATAAACCATTCTGGTAAGGACTCTTAATTGTATCATTGTCAAATAAATGTAAAAAACTTGTGTCACTAAATACTGGTACAAACTCACCTTCTATTATTTCCTCTACTTCTATTCTTCTGTTTTCATTATAATCTAAAAGCGTACCTACGCTACTTGTTCTGTGTGCTTGGCTTGGAAACTTACCCATGCCATTTACTTCTACTTGCTGGTTATACCACATTGTAGAAGCTTTAGTGATCTTTTCTAAATTTGCTTTTGTTTGCTTTGCTTTAGCTCCTTCACCGATACGACTAAAAGCAGGAGCTGCGGTAGTAGCCAAAGTAGCCATGATAGCCATGGTAACTGCAAACTCAGCCAAAGAGTTACCTCTACTGTCCAACCCATTCATCCTTTTGCATTTCAGCTATAGCTTCGCTATGTGATAACGCAGTAATACCACTTGTACCTTTTACTGCATCTAATGTGCCATCTGCTATAGGTAATTCATATTTAACTAATACTTTACTACCATCGTTATTCCATCTTGGACTACCAAGTTTGCCTAACTTAAATGCTGACTCTTTCCAAGTTGGAGATTGTAATGTAGTTGTATCTACTACCTGTTCTGTGTATGTATAGCTTTCTTCTTCTTGTGGTACAACATGGTCATACGCTTCCATAACTTTATCTACAAGTTGTGCTTTAGTATCTCCAGAGCTATACTCTATATCTGCATCATCCATGTATGCTTTAATCTCATCTTTCGTGTTATCCAAACTTGGATAATAATCATACTTATTTACCATTCTTGTAGCAGTACGCTCTTCATCTCGATATGTATACTCATTCCAAGACAATCTATCAGCTTTTTTTAGTTTAGCAGGTAATGCTGATTCCCACTTTGCTTTTGTTAATATTAAATATGTATTAGTCATTTTTGTGTTTACCTTTTTGGTGTTTAAAGTCTTTAAGTATTTCATCAGCAGATAATGCTCTATTATAAATTTTTACTTCATCAACAATTCCATCAAAATATTTATCTTGCGTACTTGCTCTACCAATTCTTACATCTCCATAAGTTGTATTATAATTAGTAGTAGATGTATTATTTATATCTAATGCAGGGTTAATATTATTTGCACCACCACCTATATAGGATTTAAGTGTATTTGTACCACTATCATAAGTAACACCTACATACCACCAATTATCTGTAGTTAAAACATCAGTTCCTGTGTTGTCATTTGAATGTCCCCAAACAGATATTTTTGTAGGATTAGCAGATAAAAATGCTAATGTAAACATTTGATTAGATGAATATGTTCCTGTAAAAATTATTGGTTGGTCGCCACTTAATGAACTTGGCTTTATCCAACAAGTAATACTTCTACTTTGGTCGCCAGATGGTAAAGAGCCTGTACTGTCAATAGTAACAAAATCATTACTACCATTTAACCTTAACACATTACTACTTGGATTAGTAAAGTAAAACCCTAATCCATCTCTGTTTTGGTTAAGTCCTTCTCTGATTGTTATAGAATCTGGTGAGCCTTGTACATCGCCATCTCTATCAATTACTGCTCCACTTACAGAAGTAGAATCATTATCATTGCCACTTCTATCTTGTACACTTGCATTAGTATCTGCATCTGTTGATGCGTGTGGATTAAAAGTATAGTATAATTCTAAATCAGAAGATTGTATTGATGCTATGTTGCCATTCTGTCCAGAGTTATAAATGCTTAACACTTGAGCATCTGTAAGCGACTCACTCCAAAATGCAACTCCTGTTATATCTCCACCAAAAAAACTTGTACTATTTGTTCCTCCTGTGCCAATTCTTATATTTTTATTTGTATTTAATGGAATATGTCCATTACTTGATGCAACAACAGTTTGAGGTTGTCCATTGTAATATATCACATATTTTGAACTATCCCATACAAATGCAATATGTGTCCAAGAATCATTTGGTATTGTTTCGCCACTACTTGGAATCCAAGCTGTTTTTTTGGTAACCCCATCATAATCAGTAAGAGTTATTAATTCATTTGTAAAACTG